TGGTTCGCCGCCGTTACAACTTTCCATCAGTGCATGAGACGACAGAGGAGGTTGTTGCATTGAATCGCTACCCGCTTTATGCGGGTGGCGCCACTGCAGCAGTCGACAATGCGCCTCATTCGGGGTTTGTTTCGCGGAAGGTGGAGACCTCCCGCAAACAATGGTTCTCTGGTGCATTTACCTACTATATACCTTCCGATTATGACTCTCGGAAGGCACTAGCAGGAGATGCAGCAGAAGCCGAGAAACTACTCGGCAGTCCATTGTCTCCAGACGTTGTCTGGGAACTCACCCCGTGGAGCTGGGCCATAGATTGGTTCTCGAATACAGGCGATGTTATTCATAACATCGGTGCATTCGCCCAACATGGTCTGGTTATGCCCTATGGGTACATGATGGAACATACCATCACTAAACATACCTATAGACTGTTTGGAGGAGGTCTAGGTGACCAAATCGAAACAGTGACTCCGGATCTTGTTCTCGTAACAGAGACCAAGAAACGGATTCAGGCTAACCCCTATGGGTTCGGCGTATCCTGGGATGGTTTGTCTTCATTCCAGACCGCCGTCCTAGCTGCGTTGGGAATATCCCGGCGTAGTTAGCAGGTTCACTGCTAAACACCAGGGGCGCTTTCGCGTCCCGACAACAGATAGGAGCATGCCTTATGGCATTTGCTGACCCACAGACCATCACCATCTCAGCTGTTACGTCTCCCCTCCCCCGTGTTTCCACGGGTGTCGGACAGGCGGAATATCTGAGTGCTGACGGTCTGATTTCACTCAAGGCGTCCAACGCCTACGGGCGTCGGACGCGGAGAGTGATTAGGGTTGACCACTCGAAGATCACTGCAGATCCGTTTATCCCGGCGAATAACGTCAAGGTCGGAATGTCCGTATATTCCGTCTTTGACCTACCGCCAGTGGGATACACGGCTGCTGAGGCTTTGGCCATTTACACCGGCTTTAAGACTCAGCTTGCAGCGTCTTCGGATCTCCTCATCACCAAACTTCTTGGTGGTGAAAGCTAATCGACCAGGACTTATCAGAAGTCTTACGAGCAATTGATTTTGACTCGTTAGATGTTCTGACCCTGGAGGAATTTCAGAGTATGACGGAGCATGTGAATGCTACGTTTTTCCTCGTTGTTCCTATTAGCCGCGGAGATAGAGTTGAATTCCTACTATGTTGTAGGAAATCTTCTCTGTGGGGGCCCAGCGAGAACGAGTCTATCTAAACTCGTTCTTGTTGCTCCCGCCAATATCATAGGCTAAGGAAAGACCACCTCTATTTAAGGAGGGGCTTTGAAAAGCCTGATATTGCTCTGGAAGGTACTGGCCGATGAGTTGGCCAGTAGGTGTTGTACTAGCGCCACCATGGACTCCAAAAGAGTCCAGGTACGGTGCGAACATGAGGGGTTATCATTCCTTACGATAACCCTACCCGAGTTCGGAAAGGACCTCCAAAAAGGTCTTGACCGAGGACGGGTCGATCGCGATCTCTTCACTGGTTTCCAGTGGAGGGCAGGTCTCCCCCTATTTCTAGGAGGTTTCCTCGATCGTGTGTTCGACCGTGGTAGTGGTGAGTTGGTTGACTCACCTGACATAGATGCAATCTTTGCAATTCGGCAACTTACGTTGTCTTTTGCAAAGATCGCCCTCCCTTGCAGCGATGTAAGGGAAAGGCGAGCTATGTCAGATTACGTCAATTGTGAGAACGAGGTGAAGGAGCATGATGCGAAAATATCCGAGAGTGATATACTTTCGGACTTTTCACGTGTTAGCTCCCTTTTGTTTGCGGATATATTCTCCAAAGTCGACAAAGCAGTCTACGATGGAGTCCTTATCCCCAAACACGGACCAGGCGCAACAGCGGATAGATACCGTGGAAACGGTAAATATTCGCTACGCAAATGGACCGATCGTCTGGAAGAGTATTTCCCTGCGGGGGAATACCTCTTGCCTAACTGGTCATTTTTTGACCAGTATGACGATATTCACCACGTCGAACCCGGTTCCGAAACCCCCGTCAAGGTGGTCTCGGTTCCTAAAACGCAAAAGACACCTAGAATCATTGCGATTGAACCCTGTTGCATGCAGTACGTGCAGCAAGGGATTCTTCGCGAGATTCTGGAGGCGATTCAAGGAGTTAACCACCTTGATCACTTCCTCGGATTCCTAGACCAAACGCCTAATCAGCGAATGGCTAAGAAAGGGTCCATCGATGGATCCTTAGCGACACTCGATTTGAGTGAAGCGTCCGATCGTGTCTCGAATCAGCTCGTACGGTTGCTACTGCGCAATCATCCACATTTGCATCGTGGAGTTGACGCATGTCGCAGCCGGAAGGCTGATGTACCTGGCCACGGAGTAATCCGTTTAGCCAAGTTCGCGTCTATGGGTTCAGCTCTCTGTTTCCCATTTGAGGCGATGGTTTTCTTAACCATCATCTTTCTTGGGATTGAAAGAGATCTCAACTCACCCCTTAGCCATCATACTGTTAAACAGTATGTGGACAAGGTGCGCGTCTACGGGGACGACTTGATTGTCCCCGTAGAAAACGTACGTTCCGTTGTCAGTATGCTGCAGGCTTTTGGGTCTGTAGTTAATACTGGCAAGTCTTTCTGGACTGGAAAGTTCAGAGAGTCTTGCGGTAAGGAATATTACGATGGCCAAGACGTCAGTATTGTCAAGGTCAGAGCAATGCTCCCTACCCAGCGGAGGCACGCTCCTGAGGTTATTTCACTCGTCGCGATGAGGCGTCTTCTCTTTGAGAAGAGCCTCTTCAAAACGTGTGAGTATCTCGATGAAATGATTCTGAAAGTGATTCGTCACTTTCCGTTCGTTTCACCGAATTCTCAGGCGCTTGGTCGACAGAGCCTTGATGGTCATATTGATCATCAGCGTTTCTGTCGGGACCTACAGAGACCCCAGGTTAGGGCCTTTGTTCCGTCCGCCAGACTGCCATCCGATCCGTTGGATGACTCTGGCGCCTTGCTAAAGGTGTTCCTTCATCAAGGCAATCAGCCAATTGCCGATGAACGACATCTTGAGCGCGCTGGGCGCCCTCATGCCGTCGACATCAAGCTGAGGTGGACGTACTCCGATTAATCGGAGTAGTGGACGAACCGAAAGGTTCTGAGGAGATACTACATTCGGTTGCTTTCAAACTGGAAGCTTCCAAATGACAAGTACATCCTCCACTGTCGGATTTCGACGGGGTATTAGCGGTAATTACCGCTG